GAGTGGTATTTCATTTCAACTTCGACTGTCAGTTGCACCTCGGATAGTCACAACCTGTGGAGCAAGTACTCGCTCGCTGTCGCTCGCTCGGCTCTGTGAGACTGAGTACATGTGAGTGTTTACTAATGTACTAAATTGTTGTTGTCATTTGTAACTTAGTTGGTACGTCATTCGTCAGAACACCTGTTCGTTTTTTCAAATTCGTTCTAACTGAGAATGGTTCTCATTTGAGAATGATTCTCATTTGAGAGCTGTCCAATAAAAATGCCACCCACGTTACGAACATTCGTTCTGTAACTAGAGTGGCAATATATCATTTACAAGTGGTACATTAAAGCGGTCTGCAATTTACCAACATACAAGTTAGCGTATTTTTCAACGTTGCTTTCTAACTGTATACATTAATGTTAGCACTTGGTGATACCTTAATACGAAAGTGAAGCAAGTACAGCTTCTTTACACAACATGTCTTTAAATCTTAGACATCCTCTTTCAAAATAAAATCTTAGGTTAGTTAGAATTAAGTCATTCTTTTTTAACATAACATAGTTAATATTATGGTCATCGGTTGTGACTGTTATTTTGATAGGACAGGTGTTATCTGGTTTATCATCACAGAATATAATACCAGAATCAGCATATTCCTTAATGCCATACATTCTATCCTTGTATTTAAGAGTGAATACATATCTTCCTCTTCCACTTGGCTTATCAATAAAAGCTTTGCTGTCGTTAAGGTACACACCTTGGCTAGAATATGCAACGTATTTGTCACTTGAAAAAGCCTTATTGAAACCACTCTGTTTTTGTGCAATAGATGCTGTGTCAATGTAGCCTTGTTCTAGTACGAACCCATTACCTCGCAAGAATTTTGTATCGTCTTTTAATCTGGCAGAGATACCCATAGCTGTATAATACGGGTTAATAATAGATACAGTATTACCACACATATAAACAGGTACATATCTAATTTGTTTTCCCTGTCCTCTTGCAACGCTTGTGTGTATGCTTAAAAATTTCTTTATTTCATCGGTACAATAGTGATTTGTTTCGCTCTGGAATTCGTCAAACATTATTCGTTGAACATCGGAAAAAAGGTGACTGTATCGCTTTAATGCATCTGCATTATTAAGTGAGAACGCATAGCCGCATGGTTCTTCATTTAAGAACAGCTCATGAAAAATGCCAGAAGCTCGCCTTTTGCTTGTCATTTCGTATTCCCTAAAGAATAACGAGCCAATATCCTTAAAAAATTTGTCTGCTACATCATCTAACTCATAATTATATCGATATAATAAAGCGAATTTTTCGCCTCTTTTTATAAAGCTATTTACATTAAGTCTGCCAAAATAAGTTGTCTTTCCGCCTGTTCTATTGGTTGTCACCATATAAATTTCTGGCTTGTTTCCATTAATGTCAAGCATACTCAAAAGCTTTGTTCCATCATAGTATTTATTCATTGTGCATGTCACCCACTTCCTCTATATATTGTATCATACATCTTGACAAAAATCAATATATAGTATATAATATTTTAGATGAAAAGGTGGTGAAAATAATGGATGTAAATGCTATTTTGCAGGCAGTAGGTACGTTAGGTTTTCCAATCGTATGTGCCATAGCTATGGCTTGGTATGTCAAGTATATGACAGATCGAAACAGGGAAGATATTGACAAACTTAACACACAGCATCAGCAGGAAATGAAAGAAGTAACGACAGCATTAAACAACAACACATTGGCACTACAAAAGTTATCAGATGTTATTAGTAAAGAGGGTGATTAAATGAGGAATCAACTTTTAACACAACTACTTTCTTGCGGTGTGCAGACAATTGGTGAAAACAACGGAAAATATACTTTTTATACAGAGGTTTCAAATACTCATAAATTTATTTGCCCACCATTATTTGATGCAAGTATATCAGTTGGTAGTGTTATTATTGTAAAAGTGGCGCGAGTTGTTGACAATTCGCCTAATTTTGAATTATCGGTATTAGTGTGTTGTAATGCTTCTAGTAGCTTAGGTTTAGCGACTAATGATAATGAGAAAAGAAACAATCTTATGTGGCGTGAGTTGACAAATGCAGATTTAAAAATACACCCATCCGAAATTTCAAACTAGTGAGGTGATTAAAAACGGGAAAACAGATTGACGATTTAGTTTTACTTGCTATTCTTCAAAATCAAATAAATAAGGCTGTAGATGAAAACAAGGTTGATACTAGTAAGTTTGCAACTGTTAAGTACATTGAATCAATAGGTTCTTTAACGCAGGATGACAAAAATGATATTTCTAAAAACTTATATAATTTTTTGATTGAAAGATCTTCTTCTGTAGTATATAGATTAACTTATGAAAGTGCGTCATCATGGAGATATGTTTCTTATAACCCGCAGTTCGGAGCATTTACGTATTCGACAGAAGGATATTTTTATACAAAATTAAGAGTTGATAAAGAAGTAACAACTGATGCTACTGGTAATGTAACCAAAACAGATGCAAAATCAGATTTGCCAAGACCTCAAAATTTTATTTTGAAATCAGATAAATATCCAGACGTAGTTTTTTATGCAAACTACTTTAACAACTCAACAGATTCTGTCATATATCGCTTTTCAAGTGGTATTATCTTAGATTCATCCACTGAAACACCACAATACAAAATTGTTTTTGCCTCTTACAACGTTAATACAGCTAAAGTTACTTTTGTAGAGAAGGTGTTAGCATGAAAACAGTAATTTTAAACTCAAAAGGTATTGACGTAGTAGCATTACAATCTATCTTACGCTCACAAGGGTTCGTTGGGCAAGACGGAAAACCATTGTCAATAGACGGACATGCAGGCAATAATACAATTTTTGCTATAAATTCTTATCAAAAGATGTTACGAGCTTACGACATTGAATGTGGCACAAATGGCCATAATGATTCTTCATGTGGTTCAAAAATGTGGGAGTGCTTGTTAGGTGGTGATTGCTAATGGCTTTTACGCCTAGACTTACATCAGCAGGCATGCAAGGTTCTAAATACTGGTATAGTGATAACCCATTTTATAAAGCTAACCTTGGCCCACAACAGACAGGCGGTAACTGTACATGGTATGCTTGGGGCAGATTTTACGAGATTATCGAACGTTATCCATCTGGTTTATCAACATCAAATGCAACTAATTGGTATTCACGTACAACAGGTTTTTCAAAAGGAAAAGAGCCAAAATTAGGTGCTATTGCTTGCTATGGATATAACAGTGGTGGTGCAGGACACGTTGCAGTTGTTGAACAAATAACATCAGATGGTATTGTAACGTCAAACAGCGGTTGGTCATCTGGAAAGTATTTTTGGACAGAAAAAGCAAAAAAGAGCAACGGATATTGTCCAGAGTGGATGAATGGTTACTTGCAAGGTTTTATATATGCTGACGTTGATACTGGTTCTATTCCAGACCCAACAGATTTGCACTGGCAATCTATCCCAGATTGGTTAGATAGTTATACATCAGAAAAATCAGCAAACAACGCTTATTGCGTCGCAAGTTATTTACTTACAAAAGGCTGGTCTTTAAATGGTGTTTGTGCATTGCTTGGTAACGCTACAATGGAATCTTTTATAAGCGCAGACCTTTTTGAAAAAGGTGTGGCAGAAGATGAAAGAGGGTATGGACTAGTTCAGTGGACACCCGCAGTTGAAACTATTATTCCTTATTTGAATCAAAATTATCCAGACTGGCGAACAAATCTTGATGATAATGGTTACGGCCAGTGTCAGCGATTGGATGATGAACGTCATAACAATCCTCAAGAATGGTATCCAAACTTTCCGTCAGTACCTAGTGAGTACAGAACTTATCAGACAATGGATGCTTTTTGCACTGCAACAGATGATGTTGAACATATGGCAAAATGCTTTTTGTACTGTTATGAAAGGCCTGCTGACCCATCAGCAACCATTGAAAAACGTGCAGAATATGCAAGATACTACTTTAATTTGCTACAGGATTTTAACCCATCTTTGCCAACAGGAAAAGGAATAAGACGCAGAATGCCAATATGGATGTATCCAAAATTAAGAAAGAGGTGGTAAAATGAAACAGGCAACAAAAGATGCATTATTAGCATTTGTCGGAGATAGAACAGACGACGAAGCTATCAGCATTTTGGAAACAATCAACGATGATGGTATCGAAGATGGTGAGGACTGGCATCAGAAATACGTTGATAATGACAAGGAATGGCGAGAAAGATATACAGCGAGATTCAAAGAGGGTGGAGCTCCACAGACAACAGTACCACCAGAACCAGAACCAGACCCTGAGGATGAAATGAAAAAGTTAACTATTGATACCGTCTTATACGGTGATAATAAATAAAGGAGTGATTTTTATATGCCAACTAAACCGAGAATTACGACTAATACAAATATTTCTGCGGATGTTGTAAACGCTATCAAAAATAGTGCATCAAACAATTATCGTGAGAATGTACCTTACGCGACACCAGATGCAGATTCGCTTCGGGGTATTGGTGCTATCTTAATGAATAATCCTGCATTAATGAACGAGTTTATCAACACTCTTGTCAACAGGATTGCCTTTGCAAGAATTGCCAGCAGAATGTACACCAATCCGCTTAGAACGCTGAAAAAAGGTGTCATTGACACCGGTGAAACCATTGAAGATATTTTTGTAAATATTGCGAATGTATATCAGTATGAAGAAGTAAGAGGCTCCGACAATGGTGCAGGTAACACATTTAAGCGTTTTGACAACGATGTGAGAGTTGCTTTCTATGTGATGAATTCACAGTTGACTTACCCTGTGACAGTTAATCGTGCGATGCTCAAAAATGCTTTCAATTCTTGGGCAGGCATGGATGAACTTGTAACCGGCATTATTCAGTCAGTTTACAGTGCGGCGGCTTACGATGAATTCAATATCACAAAATACATGATTGGTCAGCACATTCTCAAAGGAAAACTTACTTACTACACATTCACAGGTGGCCGTTATCTTGAAGCAGCTACACAGCTTAGAAAAGCTTCAAATGATATGTCATTTATGACAGACAAGCTTTCTATTGCAGGTGTTAAGACTTTCACAGAAAATGACCGAAAAGTTATTCTTATCAATACCAACTATGACGCAAACATTGATACAAATGTTCTTGCAGGTGCTTTCAATCTTCCGTACGCAGATTACTTAAACAGAAGAATCCTTATTGATTCACTTGGCACACTAGACGTTGAAAGACTTAACAAGATTTTTGCAAATGACCCCACATATGAAGAACCATCCGCTGATGACATGGCTTTTCTTGATAACATTGCAGGTGTTATTTTGGATGAAGATTTTGTTCAGATTTATGACAATGTTTTTGAAATGCGTGATATGCCGAACCCTGTTTCACTTGACCACAACTATTTCTTGCATATGTGGCAGACATACGCAGTATCACCTTTTGCAAATGTCGTATGTTGCATTCCTGCTGAATCTGTACCTGCACAGACAACCGATAACACAACAATTACACCATCAGCAGTAGCAGTTACAGGTAAACTCGGCAAAGATGGTACAGCCACAGGCATTCTTACTGCAACAGTTTCAACAGTAACAGGTGGCACAGAAACAGTTAAATGGACTAAAACAGGTGGTACAGCCACAGGTACTATTGCTTCAAACGGCGTTTGGAAAGCAGAGACAGCAGGTACTTTGAAAGCAAAAGCAAGTATTGGTACTATTGAATCTGATGAGGTAACTATTACAGTATCTTAAATAGGAGAGTGACTTAATGAGCTATATTGCACCAGATACAGACATATATTTGCTTGCTAATGTTGAATGTGATAAAAGTTACGATAATGTTAAATATTTTGCAACTAAAAATGCACAGCATACTTATATGTCTAGTAAAATCGTTAAGTCATTTACGAACCAGAGTTACGGGCGTGTCAACAAAGGCACGTTCCGTCTCTTCTGTAAAGCAGATGACGTTTATCAATGCAATTATTTAATGTTTCAGAATACAGCTTTCGGAAACAAGTGGTTTTACGCTTTTATCAATAGCATAGAGTATGTTTCTAATAACACTTGTGAAGTAAGATTTACTATCGACTTATTCCAGACATGGTTTCTGGATTGTACAGTTGGGCAATGCTTTGTAGAGCGTGAACACGTTACTGATGATAGTATAGGCGCACACACTCTAAATGAGGATGTGCCTACTGGTGAAATGATTACAGCTATCGAAGAACAGTTGACAGAGTTTTCAAAACAGTACACATACGGTGTAGAAATCTGTATCAGTGATACACAGTTAAGTGGCATAGCTAATCAGCCAACATGGTTTGACAAGCCTGTTTTGAGCGGTATTTTTCAGGGTTCTAAGATTGGTACAACAGATAACAGCGATGACTTATTAACGTTTCTGAATAATGTCATTTCAGCAGGCTATCAGTCAACCATTATACAGATTTTCACAATTCCAAAAATATTTGCCCCATCTGGAACAGATTCAAGAGTACAGACATCAAGAGAGTTACCTACTTTGCCAACAAAGTTCGGTAATTATACACCTTTAAACAACAGACTGTATTCTTCACCTTTCGTTGACTATGTTGTTTATGCTCCAACCGGTGACAAGATGATTTTACATCCAGAATTGTTCAGTAATTACGAACACAGAATAGTGACTTTTTCTGGTAATCAAAGTGTTACACCACAGATAATGTGTATTCCAACGAATTATAAAATAACAGGTGGTACTAACAAGACTGAGGGTTACACCCTTAATTATGGCATAAAAGGTTCTTTTATGTATGACGCTTATCAAGCTGAGATTGCATCATATGGAGTAGGCGAACTCGGCGGAACTATTGCTCATTGGTTACCTAGAATATTAGGAACAGGCAATAAAGTTGCTGGCTCTGGTTTTGGACTCGGTATGGCACTTGACGCAGGTGGCGGTCTTCCTCTGCTAGGTGCGGGTATTGCAGGAGTTAGCGCAGTAAGTAGTGCTGTTAGTACAGCATCAGACTACTTCAAAGAAACGCATGATACATCAAAATTAAGTGGTGCTTCTGGTGGTTCTGTTCTTTGGTCACAACAGATACTAGACACTTTTGTACAGGTTCGTCAAGTAAGGGAAGAGTATGCACGAATAGCTGATAATTATTTCAGTATGTTTGGATATAAGGTATGCAGATTGAAAGTTCCAAACATTGCCACTAGACCATCATGGAATTTTGTAAAGTGTTCTACTGTTGCTATAACAGGAGCAATTCCTGCTGATGCAGAAGAATTAATAATGAGTGTTCTCAAAAAAGGTGTAACATTCTGGAAAACAAGCTTCGGAAACTACACAGCAAATAATAAGTAAGGTGGTGATTAAAATGGGCAGAAGTAGAAGTAAGCGGAGATTTTTTCAAAAAGTATATTCTTCTGGCATACAATATAATCATTGGTTGATGAAATTTGCAAGCAATGCTGTAGCCTCTTATCGCGTAGAGGGTTTACCAGTAGAAATAGATTCAAGATGGTTAGCGCTAAAGCTCTTTGAACTTGGTTCTATTGCTTTCTTTTACGATTCGGATGCAGGTGAGTATGCTTGTATGCAGTATTCGTGCCTTGGTACTTATGACTGTTATGGCAATCCCACAAAAATACGTGTATGGAATCCATGGACAGGATATCAGAGAGAACTTAACAAAGGTGAGTTTGTTATTATATGGGATAACATGCTTAGGGTTAATATGTACAACGCCTACATTGATTTGTCGTATAGATTATGGAGAATTGACGGCACAATAGATACAAACTGTGTAGCACAGAAAACACCTGTTATTGTACAATGTTCGGAAAATGAACGATTAACGTTTAAAAATCTTCTTGCAGGCGTTGACGCTGACAATCCGTACTTAGCCGTTGGTGATAATCTTTCATTAAAAGACATTAAAGCGTTACAGCTCGGCGCACCACTTGTAGCACCAGAGTTAATGGAAGTACAGCAGACACTTTACAACAGAGGAAATGCTCTACTAGGTATCACATCTGTTATAGTTCAGAAAAAAGAAAGAATGGTTAAATCAGAAGTAGACACAGCTAATGCTGATGCACTTGCTAATAGACGGTCAAGAACAATGGCCAGAGATTACGCTAGTGTACAGATTAAGGAAATATTTGGTCTGGATGTAACTTGGATTTTTGATGAAGGCGATGAACCAAACAAGGAACCTGATGAAGGAAACAGAGAAGATTTTATCAGCCGTATAAAAGTAGCTAGTTTAGGCACTTCTGTTATAGAGAGGTGATAACATGAGTAGATACACAACAGAAGTCAGATATATCTGTGAATCTCTTGCAGGACTTGACAAGTCGGTTGGCTATTCAAATGTTAATGAAGTCATTGAAAAGTCAAGAAACAGAATCTTTCCACCTTTTGAAATATTTGACGAAAGTTATCGACCTGTGCTTGAGACAAAGATTCTTAAACATTTTTACACTAGAGAAATCGGGTGTGAAACGTTCGGCCTGTGGCAGTTAAGGCTTGACGCTAAACTATCAGTTATTATGCCGTATTACAACAAGCTTTACAAAGCGATTAACATTGATATTCCTATTATCGATAACGTTGATATGAACGTTGAGCATAATATCGGCAGGAATGCTGATACAAAGGTTACAGACAAGACGGGTGTAACATCAAGTTCTAATACAACAGCAAACACATCGGATAAAGCAAGCACTACAACTAATACAAATACAACGTCTAACGAAAAGATTAGGCATAGTGATACGCCACAAGGCGGCTTGGAAGGACTAGAGTCAAACGAATATATGAGTGATGCGTCTATATACGACACGACACAAACAGCAAAAAACACCTCAACTAGCAGTAGTGAAACAAGTAACAGTAGTAACACAAGTAGCAGTAGCAACAGCAATAGCAACAGTGACACAAATGCAAAGAGTACAGAAGAATATGCAGAGCATAGATGGGGAAAAGAGGGCACTGTAACTTATATTAGCATGGTTAATGAGTACATCGAAAAGATGAAAAACATTGACGCTATGCTGATTCGTGAACTTGAAGAATTATTTATGCAAATATGGGATATATGGGAGTGATTCAATATGAGTTTTAAACCTAAAAATTTTAGAGAGTGGTGTAATCATACGATACCTGTTTTGCCCCAGGTATACGGAGATGAATTAAGTTATTATGAGTTGCTCAACAAAGTAGTTGAAAAACTCAATGCTATTGGCATTACAGTCAACGAATTGATTGAATATGTCAATAACTATTTTGACTCAAAAGACTGGCAACAGATGGTAAACAACAAACTTGATTCGATGGTTGCAGATGGTACGCTTGATAATATTATTAACAAAAAAATTTTTGGTGAATTGAACAGCAATGTCAATATGCTTTTAGATAACAGAAAGAATTTTAGAAACTGTAAAATTTTATGCATTGGTGACAGCTTCGGAAGAGGTGTTTACGATAATAGCGAACACTTAGAAAGTTCATGGCCTACAAGATTAGGCGAGTATGCAAATGGTAGTATAATCTACAACTATTGCCAGAGCAACGCAGGATTTCTTGCATTAGATAAAGGGTTTTTAGCTCAGCTTACTAGAGCAAAAAATGATGGTCACACAGATGCACATATTATTCTAATAGAGGGTGGCCAAAATGACGGGTATCTTGATACAACTAATTTGTTTAATGCTGTTGTAGAATGTATCAATTATGCTAAACAGAATTTTCCTAACGCTGTTATCTATGTGATTGGTGCAAATACTGGAACAGCTTCACAAATTACAAGGTCAAAACGTCATGATGTGTGGGAAATTATGCAAAGTGCATCAAATTTAACTGGTGTTACGTTTTGGATGGCTAATATGTATGTATGGAATATTAATGATACTTTGAGTAGTGATGGTATTCATCTAAACCAGTTTGGCTATCAAATGTTAGCTTCTGTTATTTATCAATTTTTATGTGGTGCAGACCCGCAGATTAACGCTGATAGATGGCTTGGTTTTCAAACAGAGTGGGCAGGTGATAAAATTACAATGAAGAACACCTCAAACTTTTTTGAAACTGTTAATCTACCAAACAATTTTTATCTTAACGGTGATACTCCTGCAATTGTTAAGGATATAGAACTTTCAAATAATTATGCAAATAGAGAAAGTCCTCTGGCTATTTCTGTTCCAATGGGTGTGAATGGTGAGGATATTAACGGTTGGATGATTTTAAGATTAAGAAATGGACGACTTGAGCTGTGCCCACTTGCTTATAAAGGTTCGGGCGGATATGTAACTTTGAGTGGCTCACATGAATTTTTTATGCCGCAGTTTACAGCAACATTTCCGACATTATTGATTATGTAAATGTTTCACGTGAAACATAACAAAGGGAGCCTTTTGGACTCCCTTTTTTCTTAATGCGCTAATGCAATACACAAAAGCAGTGAATAAACGCACATTATAAAAAACAATGTTAATTCGTTGAAAAGCCTTGCACTTATGGCTGATATCATAATCAACGCAAAAAACAAATTAAGTGTATTAGTCATTTAAATGGAACCCTCCTCATACAATAATACGTATAAGGTGTCATTTTCAATTGCAAGACGAAATACATGCTTGTTTGCGAGTTCTTGATGTTTCATAACTAATTTCTTAAAATCCTGTGCAGTTACAGGGGTTGTACTTTGAAGTATTGATAGTTCTTTGCTATACCATATATTAGCACAAACTTTTACTTTTCCATGATCCAGTGCGATGCACAAATCTTTAACTGTCATTATTTCTTTCTCCTTTTCTTCATTCTTCTACACAACTGCCTTTACTATAAAATATCTTTTCGCCCGTTCTATAACAGTACCTAGGTCACGACTTCCGTATCCCTCATACGAACTATCGCTATTAATAGGATGATATATTATAGTGTAGTAAGGGTTATCAAAGTATGTAGTACCTATTTTAATTGCTAAAAAGTCAACAGCAATCTTGTCGCTGTTATTGTCTTTATCAAAACTTAAATCATTATACACGCTTATTTCTCCTTTTCTTCATTCTCCTGCATGCTTCACTCACATATGCCTTATGGTTTGAATCATTATACTCAGCAACAGACGCTTTCATTATTTCATATCTGTATTGAAAGTATTCTTCACAAGCTGAATGACAATTTAAACATCTTTCACTACAATCTTTACAGGGTGCTTTCATATTATCACTTCCTTAAATATAACATTATTAACACAATAGTCCACCATATCACTACTGCTCCAGATACACCAATAATAACAATCATATCTGGCCTTAAAGTGAGTAAATATAACAGGAATACTAGAAACAGCAATATTAGAACTAAAATGCTGATAAATACAAACTTTTTAAGCAATTTTTTCACCTACCATTTATAAGAATAATTAACGCCCTGTGAACTTTTTCTATTTTTAAAGTACGGAACTTTTTTAGCTTTTCTAATGTTCCTGCAAACTGTATACCAGTCAAGTGTAAATTTTTTTACTTCGGTATCATTCATTCCAAAAACTATTCTTTGCATTATCTCACCCCACTTGAACCAAAACCATTTCTATCATTATCTGTTAAATCTTCCACTTCAACCAGTTCAATTTCTGGCTGATTTCTTACAACCCTAAACTGTGCAATTCTATCACCTCTTGTTATCACCGTATCTTCAACAGCATATGCAGGAAAACACCATTCATCATTTCTACCACAATATGAATTATCAATGATTCCCATACTGTTAGTCATTAAGACATGATATTTTCTGAAAGTTGATGAACGCGGTAATACGTGTGCTTCATATCCTTTTGGTAGTTTCATTGCAACTCCTAACGGAATATTAACATATTCGCCTCTTTTAATGCGTACTGTTTTACCTGCTTTTAAATCAATCCAATCGCCGAGGGCATATTTTTCTGGCAGGACTGAATTAAAATATCCATGATTCTTTGCTAATACTCTAATTTTTTCGCGTGTGAAGAATAGTTTTCTACAGCTTCTTTGATAGACAGAATATCGTGATATAGATAAGACAGTTCTTCGTATGTAAGATAACAATTTTTCTTTAGTTTTTTTCATATAATTCACCCCTTAATACGTTAATATATTTTTCTACAAAAGCTTTATAAAATAAATCTGCATCATAATATGTATATGAATTCATCAATATTTTTAAAGCATTTTCCAACTTGTTCATTCTTATTACACGCTTAATTGCAAGCAACGCCTGCTTTGCATCATATACTCTAATGTATTCGTTGTAATCTTCATCTAGCATAGTGTAAATATCTTTTCTTATTTGACTGTCTGATTTACCGCATTTGATACGTTGATTCAACAAGTAAAACACCTCCATCAATTCTTTTTGGTATTAATTTACATGGTACATTTAAGCCGATTTTAAAATCATCAAATGTTCTGATGATAGGCCTGTGCGTAACTTGGTTGAAAAGAAATCTGTTAACTGGTGTATTTTCTTTGTATTCTTCATACACAGCTTTTCCAGACATTGACAATTCAAACAAGTCTTTGCATCGCTGTGGCATTCCTGCACACTTAATGTTGTTGTAGGGTTCTTCTATCTTCTGCAAATCTTCATGCGTAACGTGCTCAATGTATGTTTTCTGCCTTGCGAAAATAGCCCTATCCCAACAGGATTCAAGTTTCCATGCACAGAAATCAGTTTCATGTACTTTAATTCCTGTAATATGTTCTGGTGGTAAGTCACAGTGAATACTGTCTGTATCTGCATAGATGAAACCATGTTCTTCAACACCATAATAGTTTGCTTGAGCAGCTCTAATTGTAAAGTTTCTGGCGTAACTAGTAATAGCTGAACCAACAGGGATATAACCTGCTTCTTTGTCTTTAGCTGTAATGTTGATAAATCCTATTGAATTATCATCCTTAACGTACGCTAGTTTAAATGAAGAATCAGTAGATGAAGCCATTTTGCCGTACAAGTTATTTAAAAACAACTTAGCAAGTGTACGTCTAGCACCTTTGCTAGTCATTTTTATTTTTGCGTATTTATCGATGTATTCATCGAATATACCAATTTCTGAATAAAAGTAACACCCGTCAAGAATCTCAAAGTCAACAAGCTCATAATGTTCAAGAATAAGAAAGTAATCTGTCATAGTCAATGTTAGTTCTACTCTTGTATCACAGGTATTTCCATCAATGTCTATGTACTTGTCATAATACTTGCCTGTAGCTTTGTCAAACACATCAGACGTTTTTAAAGACTCTGTGCCCTTGTATAACATATTTCCTTTTATCTGAATGAATGGCAACTTACCACTTTTCAAATAGAATTTTGTCCTTATTCTGATAAAGAAATACACATTGTTTTGCAATGCTCTGTCTGGAATATAGTTACCAGACCAGAACATCGGTTTTCCGACAGGATATCTATTGCCGGACATTGAGTGCATCATAGATGGGTACAAAGAATTTACATCCGCTGTAGTTCCATTTGTGTATATCTTGTTTTCTTTTCCTTTAACAAGATAACACCATCCTCCTCTATATGATTTTCTAACATAAGCATCAACATTCGACTTTCCATATATCTCAGAATCCAGTTCTATTTGCGTGACGTCTGGAAATCTCCTTTTCCAATCATCTTCTCCGACTATTTGTTTATATTCAGCAAGACAACAACTGCCTATTGTGAGTCGGTTATGACCTTCTTGAAAAACAATTTCAAGCGCTTCTTTGACAACAAGAACATCATTAGCTATATATTTTTTTTCTTCTGGTTTAATTTCACACCCTGCATAACGAAAACCTGTATATTCCATGTCAAGCTTCTGATGCTTAGTTTTAAAGGCTTTTCCTATTTCTTTCACAGAGAACGGAAGTAGCTTCAATGAATCCCGAAATTCTATTACCTTATTATTAATCTTGACTTTGATACTATACCATTGCCCCATTTCAGAAATAGTATACTTGAACGTATTGTTATACATTTCTTTGTCATGTTTCCATTCACAAGAATTAACACCATCGCCAGTATATGCTTGTTTTAGATGTAATTTATTCAGAAAAAACGATATCCAAAAATTGCCGTCAAATTTTAGGTTATGAAAATAAACTATCAGATTAGATTTTAAATCACTTAAATATTCCCATGTTTCATCTATTGAATGCAATATAGAAACATCTTCCGTGAACATTTCTACAATGGCAGATGCCCAAACCTCCGTATTTTTCTGGCCTTCATAGACTGTCGTTTCAAAGTCCCCAACCAGATACTTTACTTTTTTAGGCCTTGCCATACTATCACCACCCGTTTTCTGATTCATTCATCATTTCAGCCTGCACCTTTTCTTCAAATGATAACGGCGCACCGTTGATTATTGAAAGTAGTTCGTCTGTTGCTTGGTTTATGACTGCAACTGATGAACCCCACAGAACAGCCGAAACAATAACGTCTATGTCATTCATAGTTCTGGACGCTTCAACTAACCTTCTTCCGACCTCTGTCATACCAATGTCATTAATCATATTCAGCAGGAAAGACTGCATACTTTTTGAATATGATAATGCTTCTTTTCTCCTGCTTCTGTTCAAATCAACAGATTTGCCTAATGAAGATGTGAAGTCTGTAGCCACTTTTTGATATTCTGCTTCTCTTCTTTTACGTTCCTGCTCAATTTCTTCGTCTGTAGCATCCTTATAGCCATAGAACAAATCTTCCTCTTCTGGCGTTAATGAGCCATATCTTGAAAGAAATTCGTCGTTGAAGTTACTAAACGCTATATCCTCTTCGTGTGGAAGATTTGCTTCAGCTTTAAGAGTTTCAACGTCTATCTTTTTAAGCTTATTTACGTAAGCTCTTAATTCCTTACCTCTGAAACCTTTTGCTTTAATCTGGCGCAAAGTCGGTATGTTTGTTGGAACATATTGTACACCTTGCTTTTTAAGCTTGCGCTCTAAGCGCTTTATACGATTTCGCTCACGTTCGTAAGCAGTTAGTTTTCTTGCCATGTTGCACCTCTACAACTTCCTAGATTACCAGAGTTAAAAACCACAATCATCTAAAAGGTAAAGAATATTACATTCGTAATATGGAATCCACTTAGACGATATTATACGTTCGTTGGATAAAATATAGTTTTCGTTAGTATCTGATAAATTCAAGTAAATCTTATCGTCATAACCTGCTAGAAATAACTGTATTATATCACACACTTTTACATTGTGTTTTATATTAAGCAATTCATCAAAGTTCATTTTTTCACCTCACTATGCAAAAAAAAAGAAAATATCGACGCCCACTGTATGTCGTGAGCGCCAATGCACTTATTTAATTACCTGCTTTAAATTATAAGCTGTCAACGTCAAGTACGCAATCAACGTACTTGCGTCCGGCCTTTGACTGACCAGAGATTTTCTTAACAGGGAATGGGAATCCCTGCATGACAGTTTCAATGTCTTTGATACTTCTCTTGAATGTTCTAGACTGAGTACTGTATACCATGTTATCAGTCGTGATGATGGACATAAGTTCGGACGTTGTGCCGTCCTCTTTTACGTCGACAAACTCAAGATATCCTGCAACATTGAGAACGTCGCCGTCATCGAGTGTCTTGACAGTTTTAATTGTCGGAGCTTTTGTCAAAAGGTATTCTTCTACTTTTGTAAAGTTACGTGTTTCGTTTTTAATTGTAATCATAGTCATTATTCCTTTCTTTTTTTGTGTGTTGTATCGCGTGAACATAAAACAAATTTCGATTAACTAGTTACATTATTCTGACTGAGCTTTAGCTCTAGCTGGAAGAATCTCAGCTAATTCTAAAAACTTTTCTTCTGTCATTCCGTACAACTCTTCCTGTACCGCTACTTCTGTTACTTTCAGAGGGCGTACCTCTGCATGTTCTTTTGTGATTGCTTTCAGTGCATCGTCTGCTGAAAGTTCGCCTGACAGCTTATATTCAACTGTCTTAATTTCATCACTTGCGATGTCATATACTGTCGCTTTCGCTTTTGTACTCGTGATGGTACGAGTAACCATTCTCTTTCTTGCCATTGTTTAGGCCTCCTTGTTTGTTTGCTTTTTTATTCGTTTAACGTCCGCCGACGAATTGACAGGACGGGAGTCGAACCCGTCGGAAGTGTTCCGCAAACCTGTCTGTCAACCTTTCTATATGTAAGAAAGGAGGAGAGAGTAAAGAGTTGTCGGTTCTCTTTACATTATTAATTATATCACTGTTGTACTGAAATGTCAACAGTTTTTTCAAGAATTTTTTATTTATTTTGCACTATGGTTAGATATGACTAACTTCGCACATATTACGCTATCGAACGAATGTTCTAATAAGTCTCATGCTCAAAACCAACGTCGCAGTCTGTAAAAGCATCGATAAATTGCCACTGCTTAGAAAATATTCTAATGTAAGGGAGTCCACCAATTTGACGAGCATCGTCTTGTAAATATATATTTAATTCATCACACCCTACTATTTTAAGTGGGTGCGAAAATTTAATACACATTTCTCCACACTTTGCACCTTTAACATACACTATTCATCATCATCCTTTCCGTATAGCAACTGGCCTATTAACTCAGCTACTATCAAAATTATTATTGCAAGGCCTGCTATTGACAGACCTGCAAAAATCACTTTCTAACCTTTCTGTAGGCTTTAAACCAAATGTTTTCGACCATGTAATTCTTAAAATCAGCGAATGTCCCATTCCCACATTTGAATTCGTTCTTTATTCTTTCTTCATCATATTCTGAATAAAAGCCGTCCTCGTTAGCTTTTCTTATAGCTGTTTGAAAAGTACAGCCATATAAATTCATGCAGTTAAACAATATCTTTCTTGAATACTCCCGATATACCACAAATTATTCCTCCTCATCATCTATATAGTCTGAACAGCATTTTTCACGTTCCTCGTAAAACTTTACAAGCTTTTTATATCGCAAGTCAAAGTTTGAACCTCGTGATGGATAACCCTCACGTTCACATTCGTACACAAGTTCTTTAACATCATCGACAAAAGTACTCCATAATTCATCTAGTGTCATAATTAAACCTCCCTCCATGTAAACGTTCAGTTTCATCAATTTCGATTGATTGGCTGAACCAAACTGATTTTGCTATTTTCCAAGCATATTTTCCTGTTTTTGTATTTCCTTTTTTTGTCATAGTTCTTACCTCCTACTTCTTACATGGTCACTATTGACCGAGTGCCACCCGCAGGAGTCGAACCTGCGGTACACCTTGTGGCTAGTTCTGTCTTTCTTTTTTGCGTCTCATTTTCCACATTCTGTCAGCAAAATCAATCGCGGACATTATTTGATCATGAATGCGAAAGCCCTCAACAATATCAAATTGATATATGCCATTTTTGAAACCCTGCATTCGGGACATATAAATTTTTGCTTGTTCATAATCTTCATTCATAGAAGCGATTACATAATTAACACGTTCTTTTTCAAAATATGTTTTTTTCATTTTTTGTTTCCTCCTTTATCTCTCTTTCTGTTTATATTATATCACATAGTACACAAAATGCAAGACGTAATTTTGCATAAAAATAGTACGTGGTTTGCACAAATACTTGTAAAAAATGTCACATAATAATTCTTGTAATTTTGCTCAAAAAACATACCTAACTAGCGCTATCATTTTGGGGAAAATGACAGTCAAAGTTGAAATGAAATACCACTC